AAGGTTTTGTGGGTGAAGTTGGTAACGCTAACACCATCCGCAACGGTGAAGTGGGTAACCTGTATGGCATCCCTGTTGTTGTGTCTAGCAACTGCCCCACTATGGAAACTGGTGTGAAGGCTGCTGCTTTGTTGCACAAAGACTGGGCTGTTCACATTGAGCAGATGTCTGTTCGTTCACAGCAGCAGTACAAACAAGAGTACTTGGCTACTCTGTTTACTTCTGACATGCTGTATGGCACTAAAGTGTTGCGTGCAGACGCTGGTGTTGTGATGGCTGTCGCAGCCTAAACATAATAAGGGAGCCCTCACAAGGGGCTTCCTTGTTATTTAAGGAGCTTTGTTAGGCTCTTTAAATAACAAGGAGAGTACATGGGAATATTTCGTGGTGTTGGAGGCACAGGAGAATCCTCTAGCGACTCAACAATTAATGCTACTACAGCTTTACTCTTGCAAGCTCAAGAGGCTGCTGCTGCTGCTTTAGCCTCCGAGAATGCTGCTGAAACAGCAGAGACTAATGCTGCTTCATCTGCGTCTAATGCTTCTACATCTGCTACGAATGCAGCTTCTTCAGCTTCTGCTGCTGCTACCAGTGCAACTAATGCAGCCTCCTCTGCATCTAGTGCTTCTAGTTCAGCCAGTACAGCTACGACACAAGCAAGCAACGCTTCTACGTCTGCAACTAATGCAGCATCAAGTGCTTCTGCTGCTTCTGCCTCTGCCACGGCTGCTAGTGGTTCTGCATCTACAGCAAGCACACAAGCCAGCAATGCAGCTACATCTGCAACCAATGCTGCTAACAGTGCAAGTGCTGCTTCTACATCAGCTACAAACGCTGCAAGCTCAGCAAGCACAGCTACAACTAAGGCTTCTGAAGCTTCCACGTCTGCTACCAATGCAGCAGCGTCAGCTTCTGCTGCCAGCACATCAGCAACCAATGCTTCTAATAGTGCCACGAGTGCTTCAACTTCTGCATCAGCAGCTTCTACATCTGCTACAGCAGCGGCTTCTAGTGCTACATCAGCTTCTACATCAGCCACTAATGCTGCTTCTTCTGCCTCTAGTGCTTCTACATCAGCAAGCACAGCTACAACACAGGCAGGGATAGCCACCACTAAAGCTTCAGAAGCTGTCACTTCTGCCACGAATGCTGCGTCTTCTGCAAGCTCAGCATCTACCAGTGCAACCAATGCTGCCTCTAGTGCTTCTACGGCAAGCACAGCAGCTTCTACAGCTACCACTAAAGCTTCTGAAGCCTCTACATCAGCAAGCAATGCAGCAACCAGTGCTACAAATGCAGCAGCTTCTGCTACACTTGCTGCTTCATATACGCCTTCTCAGACAGGCAATGCTGGTAAATATTTAACCACTAATGGTACATCAACCTCTTGGGCTACGGTTACTACAGCATCATTTGTATTTCCTTTCTATAAAGCTAATGGAACATCAGATACCATTCCATTAGTTAGTAATACATTGCTGCCTTTCACAAACTATGCTGGCACTACTAAGAACATTGCTTTAACCTCTTAAGGAATAACATGGGCGCAAGAATTGTAAAATCAATTTATACAGGAAGTGATGTCACATCGCTTGGTGAGACAACTGCTTCTGACACTATTGATGGTGTGTTGGCTCCAACCATCACTACACTAACTGATGGAGCAACCATCACTCCTGACTTCTCAGCCAGTTGTAACTTCACAGTTACCTTGGGTGGCAATAGAACACTTGCAAACCCCACTGGTTTAGTGGCTGGTCAGAGTGGTTCAATCTTTGTGGTGCAGGATGCCACTGGAAGTAGAACATTAGCTTATGGAAGTTCTTGGGACTTTGCGGCTGGTGTTGCTCCAACATTGACAACAGCAGCAAATGCTGTTGATCGTATTGATTATGTTGTACGTTCTTCAACCTCAATTCATGCTGTGATGACAGCCAACTACTCATGAGTGCATTTCACGACAATGCTTTGATTGGGGCTTCTGGTCAGCAGGGCTACAAGATTAGTCGTAGTGTACGTCTACGTTCAAGTGCAAGTGCGTATTTCAATCGGACATTTGGCTCTGGCTCTAGAACTACTTGGACTTGGAGTTGTTGGATTAAGCGTGGTGCTGTTGGTACTGTATATCCTGCAAGCAATCACGCACAAACATTGTTTGGACTAAATGATTCAGACAAGATTTATTTTTATGAAGATGCCTTGTGGCTTTATTTGGGAACAGGTGCTACTTATACAGCGCAACCATCAGACAAGTTTCGTGACCCATCAGCTTGGTATCACATTGTTGTTGTTCTTGATACAACAAATGCAACATCTGGAGACAGGGTTCGCATATATGTCAACAACAGGCGAGTCACAATAAGCCAAACAATGCCTACCCAAAACTGGGCAGGTTCAAATTTTAACTCTGCGATCAATCACAACATAGGTAAAGCAGACAACGGCAATCTGTACTACCTTGATGGTTATCTAACTGAAATTCATTTCATTGACGGTCAAGCCCTGACACCATCATCATTTGGAGAGACAGATACATCCACAGGCGTATGGAAGCCTAAGAAGTACACAGGTACATACGGCACAAACGGTTTCTATCTAAACTTCAGCGACAACAGCAACAACACCTCCACAACCATTGGCAAGGACTACTCTGGCAACGGTAACAACTGGACACCCAACAACATCAGCGTGACTGCTGGTGTGACGTATGACAGCATGATTGATGTGCCTACGCCATACGCAGATGGTGGAACTGGTCGTGGTAATTATTGTGTGTTGAATAGACTTGATGCGGATACCTCTTCTGTCTCAACTAGCATTACTAATGGTAACTTGACTGCCTCTGGCACAACGTATGGAGCAACAGTTTACACATGCTCCATGCAAATTCCTCAGACAGGAAAATGGTATTGGGAGGTTGTTTATTCCACCATTACAACTACCATAGCATTGGGTGTGCGTAGTAGTTCAACTGGCTCAACTGATATTCAGTATTACAGTAACGGAAACAAAAACGTTGGTGGAACAACAACTGCTTATGGTGCAACATGGACTACTGGTGACATCATTGCTTGCGCTGTAGATCGTGACGCTGGTACTGTGACTTGGTACAAGAACAATGTATCGCAAGGCGCAATTAGCATCCCGAACAATTCTGCAATATTTGACATTGCGTTCAACGTCTTGTCGCCATACGGATCGACTACTTTCAATGCCAACTTTGGTCAACGCCCATTCAGCTACACGCCACCCACAGGCTTTGTTGCACTAAACACGCAGAACTTGCCAACGCCAACTATTAGCAATGGTGCTAATTACATGAACGCATCTTTGTGGACTGGTGATGCGTCAACACCTAGAGCAGTTGTCAGCAACTTGGCATTCAGTCCAGATTTGGTTTGGACTAAAGATAGAAGTGTTGGCTATCAGCATTCATTGCAAGATACTGTGCGTGGAACTGGTGCATCCAAGAAACTCTATTCATCTCTGACTGAAGCAGAGAATGGCGCAAACGCTGTTTATGGTCACATCAATTCATTTGACTCAAACGGTTTTACTGTTGCAACAGGCACTAGTGGCGCACAGCATGTTAATGCGAGTGGCGTGACCTATGTTGGTTGGTCTTGGAAAGCTGGCGGTGCATCGTCATCCAACACTGCTGGCTCAATCACATCAACTGTAAGCGCAGGGGCTACGCAAGGCTTTAGCGTTGTGACTTGGTCTGGTAGTGGCGCGGCAGGAACAATTGGGCATGGGCTTAATGCTGTTCCAGCCATGTTGATAACTAAAAACAGAACAACTTCCGCAACTAATTGGGTTGTTTGGCATAAAAACTTTACGGGTAGCAACACCATAACAGATGCTTACTATATGTATCTGAATGGCACAAATGGACAAAATCAATCTGGTGGTGTGTTCTATAAAGGCACAGATATAAATTCAATAACTTTTGGTTTTCAAGGAGGCAACTCCAACGTCAACGCTTCAGGCTCAAACTATGTCGCTTACTGCTTTTCAGAAGTAGCTGGTTATTCCAAATTTGGTAGCTACACGGGTAATGGAAGTGCGGACGGTACTTTTGTGTATTGCGGGTTTAGGCCACGATTTATTATGATTAAGCGCACAGACACAACAAGCAACTGGGTTATTTGGGACACAGCTCGTGACACCTATAACGCGGGTGGCTTAGGCTTGTATCCTAACCTTTCAGCCGCAGAAGATGACTATAGGTCATCAAACCCTGATGACATCCTAAGTAACGGATTCAAACTAAGAGCCAATTATGCCAATGTGAACGCTAGTGGTGGCACATACATCTTCATGGCTGTGGCCGAAAACCCATTTAAGAACTCTTTAGCGAGGTAATATATGTTCATGTTAAACGACAAGCCTTTACCGCTTGATACTCCATTCACTATAGACGGTACACAATATCCAGCTAACTGGTTACGTCTTACATCCATTGAAGAAAAGAATGCTGTAGGTATTACTGAAGTAGAAGATACTCAAGTAACTTATGACGATAGATTCTATTGGGGCGTAGACAATCCCAAGCAATTGGAGGACATCACGGTAACTCCAGAAGAAGGTGAGCCATACACACAGTATGGTTTGAAACATCAATGGATTGCACAGGTCAAGCAGACCGCAGGAGCACTGTTAAGTGCGACTGACTGGATGGTGATTCGCAAGGCAGAGCGTGATATTGCTATCCCTGCGGCTACCGTCACCTACAGGGCGGCTGTGGTTGCTGAAGCCAATCGGCTTGAGACTGCCATTGCTGGCGCTGCTGATGTGCCTGCCCTGATTGCTGTTGTCAACGCACAGGGATGGCCTGTAAATGAGTGATGATTTGATTACTAAAACAGAAGCTCGTCTTAATAGTCACGAGCAAGTGTGTGCAGAGCGTTATGCTTCTATCTCTAAAAGCTTAGCTGATGGAAGTGCTCGTATGACTAAGATTGAATATCTGCTGTATGGTGTAATGCTGTGTGTCTTGCTTGGCCCCGGCACAGCAGCAGAGTTCTTTAAGAAGTTCTTCGGAGTATAACATTGATCCGTTTACATTGGCCTTCACAGCTTTGGCAGCCCTTAAACAAGGGGTTGCTTTTTATAAAGATGCGAAAGCAGCGGGCAGTGATGTCTCTAAAATAGCAAGAGAAATCTCTGGCTATATAGGAAACTTATTTGATGCACAAGAACAAGTAAAACAAGTAGTAGAAGAACAAAAGAAAAAACCATCAAAGAGTTTAAAAGCTCAGGCTCTAGATAATGTATTAAATCAAATAGAACTTGAGAGACAGGTAGTAGAGTTTAGAGAGTTTCTCATATACCAAGTAGACCCAGAACTAGGGGCAGTGTGGAGTAGGTTTGAAGAAGAATATGAAAGACTGAGACAGGAACAAGAACAAGAAAAACTTATAGCAGAACAGAAAGCAAGGGAAGCAATATGGAAAAGAAGACAGCTAATAAGCTCCCTTCAAGACAAAGCTCTACAGATAGGGGCAGTGGGTCTGGTTACTATATACCTCCTCCTTCTGTTTTGGCTGATAACAATAGACAGGGAAGCTCGTTGGGGTTTTTAGTTGGCTTAGTTTCAATGGCTTTAGTCTTTGTTCTATTGCTTCCTGTCATTGGCTTTATGTTGCTAGATATAAAAACAACTAAACAAGAATGTCGGTATGAACGACAAAAGATGGAACAACTGTATAAACAACTTAAGGAAGAAAAATGATTCCAATAGTAGGAGCTTTGTTAGGCACTCTAGCTGAGAATGGTTTAGGCTTATTGTCTTCTGCCATCCAAGCCAAAGGCAAAGAAGTTGTAGAGAAAACTCTGGGTGTAAAGATTGCTGACAATCCAACACCAGAGGAAGTGGCAAACCTTCGTCAGCTTCAATATGACCATGAAGAGAAGCTAATTGCTTTGGGCATTGAGAAAGCTAAGCTTGAACTGGCTGAGATGGAGATGTTGGCTAAGGCTGCTCAGTCTGATGCTGATAACATCACAGACCGCTGGCAAGCTGACATGAGCAGTGACTCTTGGTTGTCCAAGAACATTCGCCCTATGAGCCTTATAGCCATCTTCTTGGGCTACTTCTTGTTTGCCATGATGTCTGCCTATGGATATAACGCTAATGAGTCCTATGTCACCTTGTTGGGTAATTGGGGAATGCTCATTATGGGAGCCTACTTCGGTGGTAGGACAGTTGAGAAACTTGCAGAAATGAGGAAGAAATGAGCATGGTTACAGAACAAGCTGCGTTCTTGTTGGACGTATGCAAGCTTATTGAATATGCAACAGAGCAAGGCTGGGTGGTAACTGGTGGAGAACTTGCACGTACACCAGAACAACAAGCCATCTATTTCAAAACAGGACGTTCTAAGACAATGAACTCCATCCACCTCAAGCGTTGTGCCATTGACTTGAACTTCTTCAAGGATGGTAAAATTGTTTGGAACAAGGAACAGCTTGCACCTCTTGGTGCTTATTGGGAAAGCCTCAATAGCAAGAATAGATGGGGAGGCAACTTCAAGTCTCTTGTTGATTGTCCACACTTTGAGCGTAATGTGTAATGAAAACAAAATCTAAAGTTAATTCAGCAGGGGTGTACACAAAGCCCACCATGCGTAAAGCTTTGTTTGAAAAGATTAAAGCAGGAAGCAAGGGAGGCGATGCTGGAGAGTGGAGTGCTCGTAAGGCTCAACTGCTGGCACGTGAATACAAAGCCAAGGGAGGCGGCTATAAATGAAGAAGCAACAGCAATCCCTGAAAGACTGGACAGCACAGAAGTGGCGCACCTCAGATGGTTCTCCATCCAAGGGTAAGAAGCGTTACCTTCCAGATGCTGCATGGAAGGCTTTAAGCCCTGCTGAGAAGGCTGCAACAAACAAAGCCAAGGCTGCTGGTAATGCAAAGGGTAAACAATTCGTAGCTCAACCTAAGAAGATTGCTGACAAAGCAGCCAAATACAGATAAGGACACATATGAAACAGACAAAGAAACAAACAGCCAAAATGGGCAAGGTGATGCATGAGTACAAGATGGGTTCTCTGCACAGTGGCAAGGGTGGCAAAGTTGTCACTTCTCCCAAGCAAGCTGTAGCCATTGCTATGAGCCAAGCAAAGATGCCTGTCAAAGGCCAGAGAACAGCCACTAACAAGGCTAAAAAGAAATGAAGGATAGTAGACTAACCCGAGCTGGCGTAAGCGGCTATAACAAGCCTAAAGCCACTCCTAGCCACCCCACCAAAAGCCACGTTGTTGTAGCCAAAGAAGGCGACAAGGTTAAAACAATCCGCTTTGGACAACAAGGTGTGTCAGGAAGCCCTAAGAAAGCTGGTGAATCTGAAGCTTACAGAAACCGCAGAGAGAGCTTTAAAGCCAGACATGCCAGTAACATTGCCAAAGGCAAGATGAGTGCTGCTTATTGGGCTGATAAAGTTAAGTGGTAGCTTGACAAATATAACATATTATGTTATAATAGAAACATATAAGGAAATAGTATGACATATTTAGAAGCTGTCAATAGTGTACTACGAAGACTCAGGGAGCGAGAAGTTGCCTCTGTGTCCGAAAGCTCCTATAGCAAGCTGATTGGTGACTTTGTTAATGATGCCACCAATGAGGTGGAGAATGCTTGGAGCTGGTCTGCTCTGAGAACTACATTGACCTTGACAACCACAGCCAATATCTTCAATTATGAGCTGAATGGTAGTCAGAATAACTTCACAGTGTTGGATGTTATCAACGACACAGAAAACCAATTCATGTCCTACCGTAATGGTGCTTGGTTTGATAATGCTTTTCTGAATCAAGGCCCTGTTACAGGCTCCCCAGAATATTACAACTTCAACGGTGTTGCCAATGATGGTGATACACAGGTTGACATCTACCCTGTGCCTGACGGTGTGTACACAATTCGCTTCAATGTCATCTTGCGTAATCCACTCATGACAACCGATGGAGCTGACATCATTGTTCCTTCACGTCCTGTGGTGCTCTTAGCCCATGCTAAAGCCATTGAAGAGCGTGGTGAGGATGGAGGCAATGCCAGCATGAATGCCTATGCTGCTGGTCGTTCTAGCTTGGCTGATGAGATTGCTCTTGATGCTGCTCGCCGCCCT